TGTAAACCTGTTGCCAGTTATTTTTATCGAGATTTAATCCACGAATAGCTTTGGCTACATCGGCGGCTACTTGCGCAGTAATGCCGACCAGAGTTGCATTTGGCACTGGCGTCCATGCAAGACCAGTTGTTGTTGGTCCGTTATAAGCGGCTGCCAGTGTTAATCCGGTATTAGATTCAACAGATTTAACGCCGAGCGTATAGGTTACCCCGCCCACAACAGCGACCAGAAAATCATTTGCTGCTAATTCCGTGGTGAATGATGTGCCGGTACCAGTAACGACAGCTGAGTTGTTTGTTAATTTGATGGTGCCTGCTGGCATAATTATCTCCGGGCATAAAAAAACCGCCGAAGCGGATAACGTGGAATGATGGTTTTGAAATCTTGTGACTAGTTGAAATACTGTTCGCCATCAAGAACGACGATCGGGACGGAAGCTGTTGGTAAAGCAGCCTGATAACCTCCGGTATCGGCAAATGTGGTTTGTCTGCCGCGAGAAGAGCGTATATTGCTGCCTGACATAATTAACCCCCTGTTATAGAAGCTCCAGTCTGTTCCGCCTTCCTTTTGAGAATCCCCGCCATATATACCAAGACAAACCATTGGTCTTGTAACTCCTGTAGCAACATCGGAGCCACTAACTGTAACGGTGTTTTTTATAAACATGGGAATGTATGCGCTGTTGAAAGTGCATTGCCCGTTATTGTTGAACAGGTAGAATCCATAGTCAGGCATGGTAAGAGTAAAACCATTGCTGAAAACGGCAATATTGAGCGTTACCGGGCCTCTTGAAACATAAATCGTCTTATTGTTATTGGTATATTCAACTACTGCTGTTGTGCTGTTCCAGTTTGCGAAAACTGAGCAGTTATCCCTGCCCTGAACGCCGGAAGGTACGGCCCATGTTCCACCGTTGTTTAGCGTAACTGTGGTTCGATAAACACAATATCCGGCACGCGTCGCATCCGTTATGCCTGTGAAATTTGTGCCGTCGGGAATAAAAAAACCATACGATGAATCTGTAGGATTAATGGTTTCATAAACGTCGAAAAGGAACCACCCTTTATCAGTGGTCCCTCCAATATCTACTCCTCCTGAGTAAGTATTGAAATTAACGGTCACGACATTACCAGAAACCGCAATACTGTTAACGCCAACAGCATCTACAGCAAGACTGATGGAGTCCTGAAAGATTCCGTACATCGTTATCGGGACGACCAGTAATGTTGTATTAGCCCCCTTCCCTGTAATTGTAGTGCTTATGCTTGTGTTGTTTCTGCTGGGCCCAATCCTTATCCGTTGCAGATAAGTAATGGCACGGGCGCCTCCTGAAAGCATATTGTAATAGCTACTGCCATTGTCAGCGGTTAACCAAAAACCCTGCTCTCCAGCCATTATGGTTTGAACCCCATTTTAAGAAGAATTACACCTGCACTGCTTTTAAGTCCGGCGCCTGTAGAGTCAATAAAGAAGCCACTGTTTGCCGAGCGGAAATTCAGCTGGTTATTGTCCTTGCCAAATTGCCACCCATTACCAGATGCGTAACCGACAGACTCAAGCGTTCCTGCTATTTTCGCATTCGTAATAGCCGCGTCTTTTATCATGGCATTATTTATCCATCCGTCACCAATAAATGCCTGACTTATAAGAACCTGTCCGTCCTTAATAACAAAGGGCGAATAAACGTTATTGCCGCTGCCGCTCATCACGACGAACTGGTTAGCGTTAACAGCTACGCGTGTATCGACCTGAGATCCATTAATTGTTACCGCAACAGACAGACCTGCATCATAATTAACCCCGCCATATCTGATTCCCGTTTTAAGGGTGTAGATAGCTGAACCACCAGACGCATCGGCATACGCAGTCATCTTCTGCTGGATAGCGGCCTGCTGGTCTGCAAACCGGGCTGTGACATCGGTTCTCAGGCTGGCAATGGAGCTTTGCGCGTCGGCCGCCACCTTCTGAGCCTGGATAATGCCGGCGCGGTTCTCTCCGTAATTCGCCCACTGCTGATTTACAGAGTCGTAGGTTGCCAGCACATCCTGCAGGATGGCTTCGGGGCTGGTTACCAATGGCTCAAGCAGCGCTTTACCGTCAGCGGAGTTCATGAACTCTTCAACAACGCTGCCGATAAGATCATCTGCGTTTGCATTGGACATGCCCGCGACAAATGGGGTCCAGTCGCCAACATTGCCAATACGGTCAACCAGGCGGGCGCGGTACCACCGGCGGACACCGGCTGGCATCGGGCCGTGCTGATAGCTCATTCCCGGATAAGGAACGTAGGCGAGAAAAAGAGGATTCTGTCCGTCTGCTGTGGTGGCCACCTCAATTTCTGTGTAAGCCGTGTCGCCCGCTCCCGCCGGGAAGGCCCATTTAATATCAATAGCCCATACCACATCACTGGTTGCGATAAGGTTTACCGGCGTGCCGGGTTTGCCCACCTTGCCATTCAGCGTGGTTGATTCGGCATACCCCCATGGTGAAGATACATCCATGGCGTTGATGGCCCGGACGCGTACATCATAAACGCCAGTGTAAATACCCTGAATGGTGAAGCCCTGTGAGCTGACCTGACCCACGTTTACCCAGTCACCGTTATCCTTGCGCCACTGAGCGACATAGTTGATGGCGTTCTCCACCTTGTCCCACGTGACCTGCATGGAAGCGACGGTGAGACCCTGAGCAATGTGATCAACTTCGGCAATGGTAATGTTTTCCGGAGCCTGCATTACGCCAGGCGGCGTCACCGTAATCGGTGCCGGGTCTATCTTCACACCGTCGTCAATGAAGCGGTATTTGTTCGGGTCATGCTGCACGCCGGACACGGTAAAGGTGCCATTGTCATTGGAAGCAATGGAGGTGACGCGGAAGTACTGAATAGCCAGACTGTCGCTGTCGATAGCCCAGACCGCCCCGGCTACCGGCGCCTGGCTGTATGCCGTACTTACCCGCACGGTTTTCTTGTCTGCACTGACGGAAGCTATGGTGCGGGTCTGCGCCGTACCATCCGGCAGGTTCAGCACCAGGCGATCACCAGCGGCATAGTCCACGGCGCGGTCAAGCGTGATGCTCAGCCCGTTAACGGCACTGACGCGGCCACCATTCTGTTTACCGGCGCGGAAGGGGTCGGCCACACCAATGATTTCTGCCGGCAGAGGAATATAACCGTCCAGGCCCACACCGAAAGAAATGGTGCCATCTTTGGCGTTTGACAGAATGACATAGCGGCCCCGGCGGTGCGCCTCGCTTTGTGACGTACAGCCGATAGCCGTAATGCGGCTTTCATTCACATCGTAACGGCGCACCAGGTCGGTATCGTAAACGCCCTCGATAGTGTCCGAATAGTGGTTCTGCGGGTCAGACCATGACACCTGACAGGAGGTATAGCGGTTCTTGTAAGAGCCTCCAGCGTAAGTAAAAAGTCCGTCGATAACATTCGATGCGTGATACACGAAATCAACGTCACTCTGCGGGACATCGGCTTTCACATAAATCTGGTCGTTCCCCCAGAAAGTGATACCCCGGAAGATGGCCGCAATGTCTTTCAGTACCGTGTATGCGTCCTGCTGGCTCTGGATATAGGCGTTACAGGTAAATCGTGGCTCGGTGCCGCCCCTGCCGTCAGGGACCGGCTCATCGCAATACTGCGCAATGCCGTAAAGTTCCCATTTATCGATCATGCTGGCATCGACGCGGTTACCCATGCCGTAAATTTCATCCAGCACCAGATCATAGAAAATCCATGCCGGGTTATTGGTGTACGCCCATCTGAAATCACCGGTCCATGTGCCGCTGTAGGTACGGGTTACCGGGTCATAAGTTGTCGGTACGCGCACCAGTTTCCCTTTGGGCTTACAGGTGGTTTTCGGCACGCTGCCGTTAAACTGGCTGGAATCCAGCTCGACATAGAGCAGCGCCGTGTTCGGATAGCGCAGCTTACTGTCGATCACCTCCGCGACAGAAAAGACGCTGAAGGCGTTAACCAGCCTGCTTGATGTGGAGTCAGCGGTGATACGGCGCACCCGGACAGACCAGCCACTGGTGGCAGAGGGTAAGTCGATGCGGTGATCGCGCTGATACTCAGATGTGGTTTTTCCCCTGAACGTACCGTTAACCACTGTCCGCCAGGCACCACCGTCCACCGAAAGGTCGATCGCATACTGCGTCGTCGTGCCGACCATATCACCATTATCTTTATACTGAAATTGTGCCGGCAGGCTGAGCTTGACCCGCACTGCATCAAGATTCAGATCGGTAAACTGGCGTGTCCAGGGTGAGGCTTGCTTAACCTGAACGCCAATACTCAGTTCGTTATCGACTTCCGGCAGGCCCTGAATGTAGGTCTGGTCCTGAGTTCCTTTGCGATACTCCCACTTAACGCCGGTAAAATTGTATGTCCCGTTATCGTTCGCAAGTGGCGTGTCGTTCAGGAAGATTTGCTGTGCCGTCAGCTCGCCCTGAATCTCCCCTTCTGAGATAGCGAGGAGCATTTTCAGCTTTGCAACAGAAAGCAGATCATCCGGCTCTTCGACCGGTGTGTGAGCCTTCCCGCCGCCGCCTTTCGAGCCCTGAATTACAGGCGCACCCTGAAGAAGTTGCATATTTCACCCATAAAAAAAGCCACCCGGAGGTGGCCTGATGATTCGAATGGTTATTGCTGGTCGCTGGAGAAGATGCCCGCGCTGATGATGGCGCCACCAATTTCCCGCTGGCCGTAGAGAAGCGGAACCGGGTAACCCATGGCCACCGTGTTAACCGGGGCGCCAAAAGCGTAGTTCGGCTGGTTGTCAGTGCTGGAGGCCGAGCCAATATCGTATTTTGGCTGCGGCGTAAGCATGCTCACCACGCCCCCGAGCATCATCGACAGGCCCATCCCGGTCAGGGCAGTTACCGCCAGCGCGGTTCCGCCCGTTGCCGCCGCCGCGCCGGTTGCCAACCCCATCGTTGCGCCCCATGCGCCAAGAGAAGCACCGGCGGTAAAGAACGCCGCGACCAGCGCCACCGCGCCGACCACAATTTGCAGCGCGCCGCCGCTTTTGCGTCCTTCAATCACCGGCATCATACGGTACTCTTCCGCGCCGCCCGACATATCAAATTCCGCCAGGCCGATATTGTTGCTACCGCACCAGAACGTGAAGCGCACGCCATTGAGGTGCGCGTTCGACATATACTTTTTGAATCCCGGTACGGTGGCGCACATGGCGCGCAGCATCTCGCGCAGGTCGGCAACGTGGTACCGGTGCGTTTTGCCAAACTTCTTGCCCGCCGCGCCGCCGAGCGTCAGTGTTTTAAGCATCCATCAACTCCTTTCTGCGCACGACGCGCACCGTCCGATCCCGGTAGTATTTGCCATAGGGCACCCGCGCCGACAGGTTGCCGAAGGCGTGGTGCAGAATGATGTTGTCGCCAAGATATATGGCGGCGTGGTTGGTGACCTGCGACTGCAGCCGCATCATAATCATGTCACCTTCGCGCATTTCTGAAGCCGGAACCTCAATGAACCCCTCCGCCTTCCAGTTATCGTCGTAGCGGTTTTCTTTACCGTCTTTCCACCACTCGTAATCGACAGACCAGTTGTTCAGCTCAATACCGTGTTCCTGCCGGTAATAGTCCATGATGAGTGTCCAGCAGTCAGCGTGACCCAGCACCCACTGCCGCCCGGCCAGCTCCCGGTCACCACGTGGGGAGAGAGTGCAGAAATCGCCGTCAGGCCACGACATAATCCCCCACTCCACGCCGGAGTGATCGCACTGAATACGGTCAACCTCGGATGGGATGAGATGAACCACGTCCGGATGGGAGTGGATAATCATCAGCACCTCACCCTGAGCCTCCGCAGCAGCGTAATCTTCCGGCGCCATGGTGAAGCTTTCGGTTGGTGTGTCGGAGATGTTCCGGCAAGGTACGTACTTCTGCGCCCTGCCAGTCTGCACTACGACTCCGCATGCTTCTTTCGGATATTCCGCTTCAACATGCGCGCTTATCGCGGTCATTATCTTTTTACGCATGATTATTTGCCCTGAAGGTTTGCCGCGGCGAAGCCGCCAAACGGCAGTGGCTGATCGGCACCGAAACGCAATTTGCAATCGGTGAGGCGACCACCGCACACGTCCAGCGCCGGGTTATCTGTCGACGTGCCGTCTTTCAGGAAGTAGCGCGAGCCGTTGTAGTCACAGCCCGTTCCCGTTCGGTACCAGCCGCGCATACACCAGGTACATACTGGTGTAATCTGCCTTGAAGGTAACTGAAGACTCTGCACATCAAAGGGGGAACACAGCTCGAAATCTACTTGTGACCGCGTTTCGGTAGTTTTGGCGTTCACATAGAAGAGCTGAACGCGCTCCTCTGTCGGCTGTGCATTGGGGTTTCCGGTCGTCCAGTTCGCCGCGTCCAGATATTTAGCCAGCGTGGTGTGAACCTTTACTTTCGCTTTAACCAGGTCGTCATATTGCAGGCACAGCGCCGTTACGTAGTTGCCAACGTTGCCTACCGAAAGTGTCGGTGTGGGCTGAGAGCCTGTACTGGAAAGCTCCAGCCCTTTCAGCTCATAAGGGTAAGGCTCGTACTCTTTTCCCTGCCAGATTATCGACGGTAGATTATCCGCTGCGAATGAAGCCCAGCCCTCAGATGGGATATTATGTGAATGGAAGCGTAAAACGTTATCCATGCCAAAAGCGGTGCCGTCCACCTCCAGAAGCTGGATAAGCTGGCCTGGCTCGAGTTGCTGTATGTCCTGTGTAAAACTCATATTCAGCCCATAAAAAAAGGCCGCATGAGCGACCCAGTTGCCGGAGAGAGGAGTTAAGGCGCAAAGGCCTGTTCAAATGTGAAAGCAATTTCGGCAAAGTTACCGTTGATGAATTTAGGATTAATGGAGTCAGGCTTCACCCGGTAGAGATGTTTTTCGCCCCAGGGGTTAGTCCACCAGAACGAAGCCAGCACATGCGATTTCAGGAACGTCCGAAGCGCCAGCATGTCGGCTTTATTGCCGTTGCAGGACAGCGCCCATACTTCCACCGCCGTGTTTATCCCTGCGCTGGCTACCTGTTTATATCCGTCACCAAACTGAGCCTGAAGTGTCGCAACCGCCAGCTGCTCGCTGGCCTGCACCTGCGGACACCAGGTAAATGTGTCGATTGCCATATTTTCTCCAGACAATAAAAAACCACCCGAAGGTGGTTAGTCGTTAAGGCCTGCTTTTTTTCTGGCCTCGGCAAGATACCCCTCAGCCGACTTATCTTTACCGCCAGTCATATCATGCGCAGGATCAATGATTTTTGATAACTTATTATCGATAGATTCCAGAAGTTCGATTTGCCTGTTGGCTCGCACGCTGGCTCTGTTAACGAAGTACCAAATTACTATCCCTACCACCAATCCTATCAAATACCATACAAAACCGCCGCCATCCATTAACACCTCCCGTAGTAAGATGACTCAATATTAGCACCAATTTTTAATTTATATTATCCCCTATAAAGGAGTCCGCCGGGCGACATTTCTTTCCTCAGCCTGTCGGTAACAGTGGTCTGAACAATGGCTTGCAACTGTTTTGCCGTGGCGGCCGTGTTGGCATTACTAACGCTTCCAGTGCCAGCATCCTGCATAATCGTCACAGGTGCGTTAACCTGAATTCCTCCCATCCCGTTGCCGGAATCCACATTTACGTTGGAGGTAAAAGCGCTAATACCCCCCGCACCGCCTACCACACCCCCGCTGGCATAGCCTTTCATCATGCTGTACAGGTTGGACACGCCAATCCGGTCAGTGGCTTCTTTGGTGAAGACGAATTCCCCACGGTGCACAATACCGGCCGGATCGTATTTTCCGCCAGCGCCGGTAAAGCCGCCGCCGTCATAGGCACTGAAGCTGGTAGACATTCCCAAAGCTCCTGTACCTCCTGTCGCCCCGGCCGCTCCGGTAGCTGCGCCGCCGATACCGCTTGCAAGCCCGCCAAAGATACCAGACAGCGCGGAGCCGCCAGCTGCCTGAAGCGAATTTACAATCGCCATCTGTAAAGCCACTTTGGAAATCATCTGCAGGACAGATAAGCCCCAGCTTTTCCAGTCTGCTTTGCTTCCTGCAAGCCCGGCGGCCATGTTATCCAGCGCGCTGTCCATTGTGGAGGTGATGCCCTGCGAAACCGTGCCGGAGATATTGCTGGCGCTTTCGAGCCAGTTTTCATAGCCGCGGGAAACGCCGTTCAGCCAGCTGGATTCTGCGGCAGCAGTTGCCTGGTACTTTTTATCCAGCGCATCCAGAGCAGCCGAACGAGCGGCTAATGCTTCAGAGCCTTTATCGGTCTTATCAAATACCCGCTCAACCTGCTGCTGTTCGTTGAAACGTTCCCGCTGCCGGTCACCCATTCCTGCTGTAGAAGCGGTCTGGACAGCATCATCCTGATATTTTCGGGAAGCATCGCGGAGGTCTTTTAACGCATCCACCATTTCACGCTGTTTACGCACAGCTTCATCAGCCTTCTGCGTCCACTTCGCCAGCTCAACAGAAGAAGCCTGAATAGACTTACGCTGTTCATCTGTCCATTTGGACCCGTTCTCATGGGATGCTGCATATAAATCGGCTGCCTTCTCTCCCTGAGTCGCACGGATACGCTGAACCTCGGTTGCCACGCTGAGATCGGCAATTTTTCGGGAATACTGCTCGGCAGTCTGAGCAGCAGCACGTTCCTCTTTAGCAGCATCGCTCTGGTTTTTTTTTCCTGCCTTAAGCGATTCGTTCAGCTTTTCCTGTTTCTGCCAGGCCTCAACGGTATTGTTGATAAATTTTTGCCTGGCTTCGACGTATTCAGGAGTATTCGTAAGGCCTGCATCATCAGCGGAGAACTGAGCCTGCCGCCTCACCCGGTCAACACCAGTCAGCGATGAGAGTTCGAGATCTCTTTCCGAACGCTGAAGCAGGTCGCTTTGCTTGTTCGTTAGCTGGGCGGCGGGAATGCGAAACGGTGCGTTAACCAGGCCACTTCGCGATGCCAGTAGCTGATTTCCGGCTGATAGCAGGCTGTTAAATTCAGTATGCTGACCATTCATCATCAGGAGTGACTGATAGGAAGCATTTTGCTCAGCGGCCTGCTGCCGTATTAAGTCAACGCGCCGCGTTTCTAGCGTCGACAGGACTGACTGGACCTCGCGGGACCGGTCCTGCATCTGGTTGAGCCTCTCCTGCTCAACGACCAGTTCAGAAGAAGCCTGCTGAAGCCCTGCGGATGCATCCTCCATGCTGGTAAGATGGTTGATCAGAAAACCACCCAACGACGGGCCCGGATTCGCCATAATTTGGCGATAACCCTGAATTTCAGTTTTCAGCTTATTAACTTTTTCAGCCTGTTCAGCAACTAAACGGTTTTGCTCATCTAAAGAAGAACGCGTCTGGTTAGCATTATCTGTAACTTCTGGCAGGCTCATTTTAGGCGCTGCGTTTTTTACGTCATCAAGCGTATTCATGTACGCTCGGGCAGATTCCCTCGCCTGCTCTTGCCTCTGGTACATTGCATACCATGCTCCTGCACCAAGCATAACCAGCCCTGGAATGCCGCCGACCAGTCCCAGAACCCCACTGGTAACACGCGAACCGAGAGAGGTAATGGTATTCAGTCGCTCCTGCGCCGCTGTTCGTGCATCAATATTGCGAGTAAGTGCAACTTGTGCAGCAGCGAGTCGCCTTTCTGCAGCTTCCTGCGTCGTGGTTCCTCTTGCTGCAACCACAGCCTGCTGCGCACGGTAAACAGCTGCACGCGCACGGGCAGTGGAAATTTGCGTGCCCCGAATCTGAGCCTGTGTAAGCGCCACCTCACTTTTATAAGCAGTGACGATTCCAGCAGAAGCGGAGATCGCGCCGGATGCCATTCCGCCAAAAAAACGGGCTGCGCCAACGGCCACCAGTGCACCGGCCGCAGTAGCAACGCTATCAATATTTTTGGCTGCGTCATTTAGCAGGCCGGACAGTGTAGACGTCGCCCCAGAGGTATTATTTGCCTCCCCCACCCACTGCTGAAAAGCGTTCTGCACTTTGGTGACAGAACCAGCAACGGAATCAGGCATCGCGGCAAACTCACTCTGAAGCTTGCCCAACTGACTGGTAAGGGCAGGAACTACTCTGTCAATGGTCAGCTGCCCTTGATCTGCCATCGCCTTCAAATCTTTTCGGGCGACACCCATGCCCGCCGCTAAAGCGCGAATAACGCGATCGCCCGACTCGTTCACAGCGTTAAATTCTTCACCACGCAAAACGCCCTGAGCCAGAGCCTGGCTGAACTGTGTAATAACAGAACTGCTTTCTTCCGTGCTGGCCCCTGAGAGTTTCAGGCCGGTAGAAACAGCCTCTGTTACCTTTAAGACGTCCTGAGCGCTATAGCCGAATTCACGCATGGATGCTGCGGAGCGAGCATATAAATTAGCGTTGTCACCAAATGCGGTACCGGTTCGCTGACTGATATCCATCAACGCTTTCTGGACAGTGGTAAATTCGCTAGTCGATTGCGATGCCTGTTTCAGCCGGGCATTTACTGAGTTCCAGGTATCAGCCAGTTCGATAAGATGCCCGGTTGCGAATGCTCCGGCAAAAACACCGGTCATCTCCAGAGCAGCTTCACGCGTTGAAACCAGCTGCTCACTCAGGTCCTGAATGGCTCGCTGGCTTTCCCGTGCCGCCGCCGCCGCTTTACGTCCGCCCTGCTCCATTGTGCGGTAATAATCTGCGCCCATCCGCGACGCGCGCGCAATCTCGGACTGAAAAGAGCTGGAATTTGCCGAAATCTTGATAATAAGTTCGCGCAGCGTAGCCATAAATCACCCTGTTTGTGTTGCGCTAACCGGACAGCGCAGCAAAGAAATCTTCAAGCCCGTCACTTTTCTCAACCGGATCGGGCTCACGCCACTGGAGCAGAACATCTTCCATTTTGACCTTCGCACCCTGCGAATTAAGAACAGCGGTGGCGACCTGGGCGGCCTGAATATCGCCGCGCCGGTCGCTGATGGGGTTAACCCTGTCGTATTCAATCCACATCCGGAGTTCGCTGGCGGTCAGCGTCTCTTTCAGCTCATGGAGGGTACGCCCCATCCGCAGCGCCAGCGTCATCAGAAAGAAAGTGCCGGGCTCTTTTACTTTTTTTCGGCTTCAGCCATGGTCGTACTGAGATCAAGCGCCTGTTTAAGCAGACGTGCATGCACCGGACCGTAAATCTGTTCGACCTGCTCACGGTCTTCTGTCGTAAAGACCGGCATGTCGTCCTCGTCCAGAAGCACATCAATAAAAAGTACGACGTCAGCGTTCTTGTTACGCATTGCGCGCTCTGAAGCGCTTAATTTCGCCTGCTCGCCATCTGATTGCTCAGGACTGATAATTTGCTGCCATTCCAGCCAGGCGGTGCCAGATGGCTCACGCAGTTTTACCTGCGCGCCGCCCCACTCCGGCACGGTAACGGTTTTGCTGCGAAACCCTGCCATCGGGGCCAGCGCCAGCGCGCGTAATGAATTCTGTGATGCCGTTTTTGCCATTTCATTTTTCTCGCGGTTCAAAAGTTAAAGCGGCTTTCGCCGCTAAAATTACGCAGCGGCTGGTGCCGGGATGATTGGAACCGGCTTTCCTTTCACGCGCAGGGTAAAAGAAGCGGTGACGACGCCGGCGGTAGAAATGCTCCAGCTGTTCTGACGCACTTCAGCCAGGAAGGCATAGCCGTTACCGGAAGGGAAGATGACCTGAAACGCGTGCAACGCGTCTGTATCGTACGCAGTGCGCAGCGTGTTCTGACCTTCTTCATCTGCCGACCAGTTGCCGGACACGGTAACCTCACCCGGAGCGGCCAGACCGTTAGTCATCTCCTGCTCGGTTGAGCAAAGCGTGGTGGTTTCGATATCCGATTTTTGACCGCCGGTATAACTGAGCTCTTTGGTGGAGCAGTTAATGCTCTGCCAGGTTGCGCCAGACGGATTTGCCTCCGTGGCCGCATCGGCGGAAACGTTAATCTTCGTTCCCTGCGTTTTTTCGTACTTTGAGGACATGGTGATCTCCAGATAATAAAAAACCGCCCGGAGGCGGCTGGTTCAGGGATTAAGACCAGATTTGGACTTCAAGCGTGGCGCGGTAAAGTGACGTATCTGGCTCGTAGTCGTTCAGTTCGCTGAGGGAAACAGGCTGCAGTGGCTGAATTGCATCGCGGATTTGCGCCCGGAGAGCTCTCGCCTCATCAATGGAACTCGCCCATGCGTCGATCTGCAGCGTGCTGGCTGTTTCAGCCTGTCCGCAGAACACCTCTTCAGCTACAGCGGAAGGCAGCAGAAAAACAACCCAGGGCGGCGCGGTTCCTGCCGGCGCAACGTACGGATAAACATTCCCATCAGCCAGGCTGCCGATGAGCGGGTAAATATCGGCCTCGGTCATTTACTCAGCACCTCATCAATGGCGCGGTTCAGCTCATCAAAAGCAGCTTTAGCAGCTTCCTCCTGCTTTTTGTCGTACGCCGGACGCACGAAAGGATGTGCAGGCATTTTTGACGTGCCCTGCTCCAGATAACGCCAGTAAAAGGCGTTATTGGGCGATGCCGCTTTCATGGTGGTGTCACTGTTTCCTGTTTTCGGGTTCGTGCCGCGAATATGAATGCCGGCTACCGCATCACCCGGCGCGCCTTTCCCGAATAACACTACGATATTCCGCTTGAGTTTACCGGTCAGCTCAGGAGCCGAATCGACCACCTCCTGCTGTAAAACTTCAGCTCCGGCTCTTACTGAGCGGCGCAGAACCTGACGGCTTTCAGCTTTGCTCAGCAGCTCCAGCTCTTTCGCAATATCATTCAGGCCGGAAAAATCGAGATTAGAGTTAATCACTGCTTTATCCCCATTTCACACAACAGCTCTAATCGCCCGCCGTTCTCCGCGCTGGTAACCGACTTTATGTCGTACACCTCTCCCTGACCGGTCGGCGGGTTATGAACAATGCGCCAGCCAGACGTTACCCTGACGCCGGGGATATGGCGAAGCCAGACACGGGAAGTGGTGCCGGACAACTCCGCGCCAGAATTAAGTAGCTCCCGGCCTGACACATCGGTAATTGAGGCACGGACACTTTTTACATCTGTCCAGCCGGTTGCAGGCTGACCGGAAGGAAGGCGCCCGGCGGCGGGTTTCTGTAGCGTCACCCGGTAACGCATCGGTCCTGCTCTCATACGCCGTAAATCCTGTATGGCTGAAGAAAAGCTTCAACAGCATAATCAAGCGTTACCACGCTGACGCCAGTAGCTACCGCTTCGCGGTTCGCATACCAGTGCGCAATCAGCATCAGCATGGCGGTTTCGATATCTTCGCCGTAAGGCAAGGCATCAGGATCGGCCAGATAAAGCGGGTCGTCAGCTGATTCGTAAAGCGTGCGGCGGGTATATTTTTCCACATACCGCACCGCCGCTTTAATGCGGCCCGTGATCCAGGCGTCATCCTCGGTAAAGTCCTGCTCAATATTGCAGTGATGCTTAACCTGATCGACGGTCAGCATAATTACCCCTTACTTGGTCTTCGCTTTGCTTTTCGCGCCGCTTTCCTCACCGGACTCTTTCTTGCTGTCCGGCTCTTCGGCATAACCTTTTGCAACCAGCTCACGCCCGTGTTGCTCCAGTGTTTCAAACTCAGTGCCCTCGGTCAGCACTTCGCCCTTGTGGTAAATCGGTTTCTTGGATCGCAATTTCATGGCGCATTCCTCAAAAAAAGCGGCCCGCAGGCCGCCGTCAGGGATTAAGCACCAGCAGCAGCCGGCGCGGTGAAGGTGCCGTAAATAAACGCTTCAGGGCGTTTAACGGCCAGAGCCAGACGCTCTTCGCAACGGATTGAGATCATGTTTTTCTCAAAGTCGTCGGCGTTCTCGGTGGAAATCACCACGTTGGCATCTTCACGATCGAACAGCTGAGCTGCAGCGTTGAATGCGCCGGTCAGGAATTTGCCCTGGAAGGCAGCAGCTTCGGTGGCCACAACCGGCAGGCCCCACAGGGTCGGACCGGTCAGCGCGGACGGGTTCGCCAGAATGTAGCGGCCCAGCGTGTCCTTGGTCAGCTCGATCCTCGCCCAGTCGATAAAGTGCAGAACGTGGCCGGACGCCGGGAAGCGTGCCAGCTGCGCCTGCAGCATGGCCAGACGCAGATCGTCGATACCGTTCTGCTGCTCGACGGTGAATGCGGCGTTGAACGCGGTCGCCTGCGGCACGATGCCGTGCAGGTGTGCGCCGGTGCCGTCGCCAAACAGAATCTCCTGCTCTTCGACATACTTCAGGCCGTAGCGCATCTCAGCGTCCACCGTGGACTGCAGCTGCGCAAAGTCATCCAGAATCTGCTTGGACGCTTTGAACATATGCGCGATGGTGGTGACCGGGGTAATTTTGGTAGCGAACTCAATGTTGCTGTACGGCTTCGTGGTGCCTTCAGGCACAACCGCCGCGGCGTTGGTAAAGCCGGTCTGCTGTACCCAGAAGATCGCAGGTGATGCGGTACGGCCAGGAGCAATCAGGTCGCGGATGAACAGGCGCTGTTTCGGTGCGGTATCAATACCTGGCAGGCGCTGCGGTTCAACCACGCCATCAGCCACATCGGTTGAGAGCAGCGCGGCGTTAACCGGTACGCTGACGCGCTTGCCACCTTCAACGCTGGCAGCAAACGCTTTCAGCGCTTCGTTACTGATAACCACCTGACCGACTGTCTCAACAACCTTTTTAGCGTTGTTCAGCGGCATGCTGGCAACGTGCTGCTCCAGTTCGCCCAGAGACGCTTTCAGAGACTTATTGGCTTCAGTCAGGGCGTTGAACTCGGTAGCGATCTTATCCACCGCTTCTTTGGTCTGCGCAGACAGCTGGCCGGAGTTTTTAGCCTCTTTCAGCGCGTCCTCGGCCTTCTGGCTGAAGGTGCCGGATACTTCTTCCAGCTTAGCGGAGACTTTTTTCAGTAAATCGTTAACTTCAGACATGGTTTTTCCTTATTTGCCGAACGCCGCCAGGGCGCTTTCAAGTTGTGCAATATTTTCAGGGTTGATTTCTTCGGTAGCGCCCGGCGTACCATCATGATCGGCAGCAGCGCCTGGCTTGCTGCCGGTTAAAGCTTTCAGGAGTTTGCGACGCTCAGAGCGCGGGGTATCCGCTTTCGCCAGCAACGCGTCGAGCTTGCGCAATGCTGCCGCCGGACTGTCGTCGTCATCAGAAATTTCATCAGCGGAAAGCAGGCGATCGGCAAAACCTTTATCAACCGCATCACTGCCGCCGATATAGGTTTCGCCATCCATCATCGTGGCCACCTCTTCCTTACTGAGGCCGGTTCGCGCAGAGTAGATGTCACCCATCGCTTTATCGAAAGGCTCCATGTCTGCGGCGATTTGCGCCAGGTCATGACGGTTGCCCATCGCATAGACCCAACAGTTATGAATCATCAGAAAGGCACCACGTCCGATTTGCACGTCGTCTCCGGCCATGGCAATGATGGAGGCAGCAGATGCTGCCAGCCCCAGCACCTTCACGGTGACTTTGCCTTTGTACTCGCGCAAAAGGTTGTAGATGGCCAGGCCTTCAAACATGTCGCCGCCCGGCGAGTTGATATTCACCGTCACGTCAGCGCCATTCATTGAGCGGAGCGCACCGGCGATACGACTGGCCGTTACGCCTTCACCCCAGTAATCAGCACCGATAACGTCAAAAATGGAGATGCTGTTTTCATCAGTGTTTGCGGCTTTGATGCCGCCGTTCCAGCGCTCCATGGTGGCGGACGGCAAATCCCGTTTTGAGAGTGCAGAAGGCCGCCCCGCCGGTGCTTCCGGAAGGCTTTTCAGTGTCATGGGGATAGCTCCTAAGCCGCCTGTTTCAGCGGGGATTGCTCGAAAGGTACGTCAGGAAAAAGGTAGCTGTGCAGCTTACGCATCTGCGCGGCCTGAGCCGCCTGGCTGTTCTGCTTCAGATCTTCCAGCGGCGTCAGGTTCAGCTGGACGGTATAAAGCTCGCCACCTTCTATCGGCGGCATATTCTCCAGCCGGCGCACGTCATTACGTGACATCCAGCCATTCTGCAGCGCCGTGGTGTAATAGGCGGCACGTCCTGCGCTGTCGGCACGCAACAATCCCTCTACAGAGAATTCCGCGAAAAGGTCTTCGTCACCGTCCAGCAGGCAGCGGGAAATCTCCTGCTCAATGTTCACTAACAGAGGTCGCAGCGTGTTTGTCAGGAACTGCAGGTTCATACCCTCAACGCTCGATGCCCAGCTACTCTGTTTATCAGCATGGCCAACCATAAACGGCGGCACGCGAAACCAGCGGCAGATTTCCTCAATGCTGAACGCGCGGGACTCCAGCATCTGCGCCGCTTCCGGATTCATGGTGACGTTCTGGTACTTCAGCCCGCCTTCCAGCACCATAATCTTTCCGGCATTTCGCGAACCGGTGAACGCCTGCATGTAGCCGCGCAGCCGCTCACGCTGATCTTTATCCAGGGCCTGCTCTGCAGAGAGAAAGCCCGAGCTTTGCAGCCCGTTTTCAAAAATCTTCGCTGCCGATTCTTCGACCGCCATAGCGGAACCGATCACATCGCGCCCGGCCATCATCGGCATCATGCCGCAGATGCCATCCAGGCCAAACCCGCGAATATGCATAATGTTTTTTACCGGGATAACGCGTTGCGTTGCCACTTCGGTATAGGTGTATTCCAGGCTGCCGTTATCCAGTCGCTTAACCACCATGTTCTGAGGCAGCAGCGGCACCAGTGCCACCAGGCGATTGCCGATCATCTTCTTTTCGACAAAGGCATTACCGCGCAGGCAGATACTGGCGACCAGCATCAGCATGAAGCGGGATGGCGTCATTTCAAGGTTTGGTCGGCGGCAAAGAACCTGGTATGCCGGATGGTCAGTGGCGGGCTTGCGTGATCCGTCCGGCTGCCGTGCGTAAATCTTTAGCGGTAGCGTGGATACAGACTCACTCAGCAGCCTGACACAGGCCCAGACGGCAGAAAGGTGGATCGCTTTATCAGCCGATACCACCTTTCCACTACTGCTCATGCCCATCCATTCCTGCCAGAAGGTTCCCGCCGTCAGTCCGATCGGCACGCCCAGCCAGTTCAGCAGCGCGCTTTTGACCCTGCCGGGCTGTTTGTTCTCTCTCATCAGAAACCTACCATTATCGGATTATCAAAGAAGCCGCTTAAATCCTGCGGCTCTTCTCCGCCGTTGAGGATTAGACGACTGAGTCCGGTAAACATGGCAACCGGGCCGTCTATCTTCGCCTCCGGCGTCGATTTGTTGGGGAAGATGTTGTCGTTTTTATCCACCTTTGCGGTGACGTTGCTCATCATCCATGTCATTACCGGGTGATTGTTATGATGCAGGCGCCCGGCGTAAGCCAGTGCCTCAGTTTCCTTCATCGCTTCTGACAGGTTACGGACCGTCTGCGCCACTTCCACCATCGGCACGCCCTCTTCCGCCAGGGACAGGCTGAATTGCGTCGCGCCCCATGGGTCGAATCCGATTTCACGCAGATTTTCACCGGCAATCCACGCCAGAAGGTCTTCTTTGATAACAGCGTGATCTACCACGTCGCCATCCGTCAGTGTCAGATGCCCGCTGTCGCTCCATTTCTGGTACAACTCAGCCATCTGCCGTGAGCAGCGTTCCAGGCGACCTTCCGGTAACCAGAATTTAAAATCCGCATGTACATGACCGGCGGGCGCACGCCAGACTTTCACCGCCGCACAGATATCGATTTTGTTCGCCAGGTCAACACCTACCCACATTGGATAGGTTTTCAGCTCATGAACTGGTGCCAGAGGCTCACAGTCCTCCCACTTCATCATATCCATCCAGGCCGATTCGGCACTTACCCAGATATTCAGATGCTTGGTAAAGAAGTTATTGCGGGCTGAGACCTGCTCCTGCGCTTTTTTCGCCAGGCGGCGAAGGTCATCCCAGCGCTTACAGATGCCCAGTCCCGGATTGGCTTTCTGCCACACCTTTTCGTCAAATGGCTCGTCGCCCTCATCGAGGGTGAAGATGATCCCGAAAAAGGTGTCATCCTCCACCACGCCACTCAGCACCTTTACTGCGTAATCACGCAGCTCATAGCAGATGCCTTCACGGTTAAAGCCTGCCGTGGTAATGGCGAACAGCAGCGACTGCGAGCGGGCGCCGGTTGCGGTTTCCAGAACGTCCCAGACATCACGGGTGCGGTGAGCATGAAGTTCATCAACGATCGCGCAATGGATGTTCAGGCCGTCAAGGTTATTTGCGTCACTGGAAAGCGGCTCGAATTTAGATGCCGTTCGCTCCTGGAAAATAGCCAGCTTGTTGTAATCGAACAGCCTGCCCAGCGCAGCACGTGACTGCTTAATCATGTTTACTGCGTCGTTGAATACGATGCGGGCCTGGTCGCGGGTCGTTGCAGCTGAGTAAACCTCAGCGCCGCCTTCACCATCAGCGCCGGCCATATACAGGCCGATGCCAGATGAGAGCGTGGATTTGGCATTTTTACGCGCCACCTCGTTATAAGCCGTACGGAAACGCCTTACCATTACCGGACGGCCTTTGTCGCTCAGCACCTGCTCCCCGGTCTGCTCGTTTACCAGCGGAACAACGAAGCCAAAAATATTAATCAGGATGAAGATGTGCCAGTCCATCAGCTCAATCGGCTTACCGGCCAGGTCGCCTTTAACATGAGGCACGAACTTGTAGAAATTCAGGATGTGCTGCGCGCGACTCTCGCTGAAGAAAATATTGCGCTTCTCCCCTTCCTGCAGGTCATCAAGGAAACGGGCGCAGGCCTGCTTCACATATTTGCACGCAACAATTTCTCCGCCGACCACGCGCTCGGCATAGCGGATTCCGTCTGCCACTTTAGCCATCAGTCCCTCGCTTTCAGGAATTCTTCCAGCGGATCTACCTTATCAGGACCGCCAGCGTTAACTTTGCTGCGCGAGGCAGGGGTCATACCGAACTCTGACAGCATGGCGCGAATTCGCTTCCAGGCATCGGCCTTCATCGCGGCTGCAGGATGCGCTTTTATCATTACGTCACCGGTTTGTGTCTCCACCCGGTACGTATAACCTTCCGTATCGAGCGTTTCGCAGTGGCGCCGGTATTCGGTATAGGCTTCAATCAGCAGCTCCAGCGCTTTCGCATCAAGCTGCGTCAGTACGCCGATATTGTCCAGCTCCTGCGCTATTTGCTGGAACCAGTATTTACCCATCTTGTCGAGGTGCTTCGGAGTATTGGGTATCCCTTTCTCCGGCTTAGGCTCATTCTGGTTTATCGGGCGCTTGGATGGGTTCCCCCTCACCAAAACCAGGTGTGACGGGGTTTTCGGTGGTCCGGACATTGGGAAAACTCCAGTAAAAGGGTACTTTTGGGGTACCCATAAAAAAGGTTTCTAACCTGCGGCGGTGCGAAAAAAGGTTAGGCGGCGGTCCTTTAGGGCGATAGCTGTGAACTCTGATCCCACCCTCCCCTTTCGGCTAATTCTTGATGGGAATGGCTCTCATTTACATAAATTTGCACCAAGATGGTGAGGTTATTCATTCAAACGATAGTCATTCTCATTTAAATCGATTTTCACCGGATTCTCGTTCATTTCTGCATCCAGATTGAACACAGCTGTGATGGCCGGGATGCTGGCCGCATCAGTATCGATCTTGGTACTCAGCTGCTGACTCAGAAGCGCCCCATCAACGGCAATGCCATAGCCCAGGAAGACTGCACCACGATAGATATGAGCGAGCTGTACTTTTTTATGCTTCACTTGATTCTCTCCTTCGCCGTCTTTGCTTTATGGCATGGCCAACAAAGACTTCTTAAATTGCTGTCGTCGTCTGTACCGCCATGTGCTTTGGGTTTGATATGGTCAACGGTGGATGCTGGTACGGGCCTGCCGCTCGCTAAGCATTGCTGGCAGATGTGCCGGTCACGCTTCAGAATGCGGGCGCGGATAATGTCCCACTTACTGCCATATCCTCTCTGGTGTCTGTTCTGTCCGCGTTGATGCTGTTGCCAGCTTTCATTACGGTGGTCATCGCAGTACCCTGATCGGTCTTTCGTTGTCTTGCGGCAACCGAGCTTTCGGCATGCGCGAGGGATGGCTGATGGCATCAGGAACTCCAGCGAGTAACAGATATCAAAGCACTGCCTCGCTTCGCCTTAGCCCAGATAACCAGAGGTGCACTGAATACTATCTTGCTGGTTTCGTCATGCGCAGGAGCATTCAGTGCTGGCTTGGATGGTGAGTCTGCCCAGCATATCTCTGAGTAACCAGGCCAACTTACGACAGATACATAAGCGTTATTGGTGCCGTCAGTAATTTGCACGAATTCATCGTCATTCAGGGTTGCTGATTCAGTAGCCATGTTATTTCCTCATCTCAATCCGTTGAATGTAGCGTTCGCCCCAGTTCTTTGCTGCAACTGGCAGGGTGAATGTGTCGCCGGTTATCTGATGCGTGGAGCTTGTTCCATCACTGAAATGAATAAGCAGCGAAGAGAAGCCAGCCGTCTGCACTGTCACGGAAGATGCGGCACGCTTTCCCTGCACACCTGCCGCAGAGATAATCGGTGATGTTGCCAGCGTGCCTGCTTCAATTTGTGGATAAGCAGCACTGAACCCCGCAGCTGTATCAGCGATTACCACTGGCACAGAGTCAT